CATCCCACACCGCCATCAATTCTCGGTCCTGAACGGCTATAGAGTTCTGCCTGTTCTTGTTATCCTGCAGCCTCACCTCACTGGTTTCATAGCGTGAGGAAATGGCATAGCGTTGTGAGAATTCTTGGAAGCTAAAGCTACGATGTCGCAATATCTGTCGTGCAATGTCACGGGTTGTCGTAATTTCCATACACACATTCACCATCTCAAATGGACTCCAGTGTTTGTTATCCATCAAATACTTCAGCAGCTTAGGTGCTGTGTCAGGGTTGTCCTGATTCTCTGGGTTGCTCACCCTCGCCATGTACGCTATCAGATGTTCCGCATTTGGTGTAGCCCAGATCAGTGTTACCGACATATTTAGCTCCTTCATTAACGCCATTCTTAAGTGCTGTAATTATACCGAGATTGAGTAGGAGGTTACGCTCTTCCCAGTTCAAATCAAAGTGATAGGTTGCACTACCATCATCATGTTCTTCTAACATTTCTACATTCATTTCTTTTTCCTTTCTAGTTTCTCTTCTTCTGTCTTCACTTTATGACAGGGTTTACACATCACTTGCAGGTTCTCTATCTCACAGAAGATACGATCAATGAACATGTCCCAACTAACAAAGCCTACTTTAGGATCTACCACTGGTAACACATGATCTACCTGTACATCTGCTGCAACAAAGTGCTTCTTACATTTGGCACACTTGTAATGCATTGCCAACTTGCCTGTCTTCTTGTTAGTCTTTCTACCAACGAAGGCTTCTTTAAGAGCTTTGTACTTAGGAGGCCAACGCCTAGACGCAGCTCTTAATGCAGAGGTGACGAAGCTCCTGAACCTAGCGTCAGTCCATTCACCACCATTTCTTTTCTTATCTACCAATTGGTGTATCTACTAGATGCGACATGTCAGCAGCATCATAATGCACAAATAAATCCCTAGCTATAGCCAGTGCTTCGTCAATATCTAGAGCAACAAACTCAGAGAGAAACTTGTCGTACTCAGATTCAGCTACATGCTCAACAACAAAGCCATTGCTTGCTTCTCTAATGGTTACAGAATTAACTTTCATTCTAGTCCTTCAATATCTATGAAAGAAAAGAGCACTTCCTGTGCATCCATTCGTTCCAACGAAGCAGTTAAGTTTTCAGTGATGGCTTCACTCAGCACTTCTTCATTTAGGTAGACATTGGGTAGGTCTTTAGGCTTAAAGAAAACCTTTAAGTGGATGTCAACAGCAATCATAATTGTTCCAATCGTTCTTCTACCAACCTAGCATAGCCAATGATGTCATGCCATGAGTCATGATACCAAGGATCACCATTAACAATGCGAGAGATTTTGTTACAGATGAGATCAAGGCTTTCCTTCATATCATCATCCATCTCTTTCCATTCAGCACCTGACCTAACAGATTCTTTTAAAGCTTGAGAAACCCTAGAGACATCTTCTTTGTAGTTGCCATACCTAACGCCTCGCTGTATTAATGTATCATCTACATTCATTGGATGCCTCCAACTGTCTTAGTGTTAATGGTGAAGCTTCCATCACCAAAGCTGTCATGGTCTGCGTTGTAAAAGAAGTCACCAACATCAGCAAACATCTTACCGCAATACTCAACAAGCTTGTTAGCAAGCTCTTCATCTTCTTCCATATACTGTACAGTTGCTGCCAATATGGTAGCCATACCAATCAGATTATTCACATCGTCTTCACTGATAGTGAGAGGTCCAAAGCCACTGACTAACACCTGAAAATGTTTTTGATACACCCCATCCACAATAGTAGGACGAAGGATTAGTGCAATGTCATTTGGCTTTAAGCTTGTGGAGGAGTCCATATCTGTCCTTCGTATCTGCGTAAAAAAAGAAGCTGAGCATTCTCTAACACACGCTCAGCATCACCCTCGTAAGCTTCCAACACTTTGTTGTATAGCTCAAGTTCATCTGTTGTGTCCCCAATTATCTTGGCTGCTTTCACTGGACCAACACGGAACAATCCTTTGATGTTATCAGCAGCATCACCTGTTAGCATCTGCGTATACAGCTTTACCAGAGCTTCCTCTGGTTTTATGTAGTAGCCTAGATGTTTAACAAAGTTGTAATGCCATCCAACAATCTGATCTAAGTCTTTGTCTAAAGACACAATGACACAATTGTCACCAAGCTTTGTAGCTTCAATGGCAATAGTGTCATCAGCTTCTTCACCTTCAGATATAGAAGCACCCCATTCTTTTACTAGATAGTCTCTAAGGAAAGCTAGATGCTTAGGCTTAGGCTTGTCCACCCTGTTACCTTTGTAGGGTACAGTGGTGGCTATCTGATATCGGAAGTTGTTCTTACCTGTTAGGTGCATGCTCCAACTATCCACGAAGCAATCAGGATATATGTTATCAACACCGCACATGAGGACATCAACAATTAAACGCTCTAGTGTTCGCTGAGCTGTTGCTTCGTCTTCGTCCTCACATGCGGATGCTGCCCGATAAGCGAATATATCGCTATCGAATAGTGCTTTCATTAAGCAACTTCTTCAACAATCGTTGGTTGCTGATTTGCTTTTGCTGCCTCAGCAGCTTGCATCTGCTCAACACCTTGTTGTCGTACTAGTGCAATGGTTTCACTAACAGCTTCAAAGGGAAGCTTAGACAGTGCAGCCAATACCAAGTTAAGTTGGTCTAATGTTAGTGTGATATTAAAGTTCATAATACGTCCTCATCATCTGCGTTAATGCCGCTTGCTGCAGCATACTCAACCAAGTCAGTAACAACCAGCTTCTTCAAGGAAGGGCTAACACCCTTCTTGTTCTTGTATGTCCAAGAGTAGTAAGACACCAAGGCTTTACCCTTGCTACCATTACCAATAGCTTCAGTGATTTCATCATTGTCTGTATCAAAGACACGGATAGGCTTCTCTGATTTGCAGGTGATGTACCTGCCCATGTCAGCCTTCTTCTCTTCACCAGTCTGAACACTGATGCCCATCTCTTCCAGTGCTTCAACAGCAGCATCAGACAAGTTGCATAAGTTCAACTGGAACTTACCAGACATGTCATTCACTTTGTTGTGCTGACACCAGAACAAATCAGCCTTAAGCTTAATCGCTTTCTTTTCTTCAGTCATAATATTCTCCAATATAAAAACCCACTAGTAACGTCAGTGGCACTCACGCCAGTTGTTGCCAATCTTTCCTTCGGCATCTACTGGACAACGGAAACCTAGAGCTTCACCTGCCTTGGTTGCTGCTTGCTCTATGAGCCTAGCTGCTTCCTCTGCCTGATCTTCTCGCACTTCCCATTGTGTTTCGTCATGAACAAACGCTAACAGTTTAGCATCTATTCCCTTGTCTTGCAACAGCTTTGTTGATTCAATAAGCCATTGCTTAGCTATGATAGCACCTGCACTTTGCAACAAAGTGTTTAATGCTGCATGCTCAGATCTAACCCACACCCTGCGTCCATCCAGTGCAGGGAGATGACCCTTAGCCATCAGCCTAGATATCTTCTTCTTCAGGGCAGAAAGGCCGGGAGTATTATTGATAAAACTATCAATAAGTTTCTTACCTCTGCTACTGTTACCACCAACAATGCTTCCAGCTTTAGCTGCCCCTGCTCCATACAGTACACCATATGTCAGAGTCTTGGTAACATTCCTAGCCTTCTTATGCTCAGGGTTGTTATCATCCTTCACAGTACCTTTGTCAACTAAGCCAAAACTCTGTGCATTGAACCAGTGGATATCGCCCTTAAGCAACTCATCCATCCACTCTTTATCATTCAGGTAGTGGCCTAAGCAACGAAGCTCAATACCTGACAGGTCAACACCTACCTGCTTATACCCCACAGGCACACGCCACATCTCTCTACACTCAGCACCGAATGGACTACCCACTGCAGGAACCTGTGCCATGTTAGGGCTACTGTGTGTAGCTCTGCCAGTGACAGCACCATTGGTAGTTACCCTACCATGCACCCTACCATCATCGCCTACTAGCTCAAGCCAACTGCTGACCTGAGCAACCCGCTTCTGTATCATTAAGTATTCAGATACAAGCTTAGCTTCTGGTAAGTCAATCTTCTCAAGCACAGCTTCGTCCACAATGACATTGCCTTTGTCTGTCTTCTTGGTAAATACAACACCAAGCCCTGCCAATCGCTCAGCAATCTGCTGTCTGCTTCCGGGATTGAAGATGGTTACTTTGTCCTTAAGCTGCTTGCCTGTCTTCTCAGAGACTCGCTGCTCTACGATGGGAGGGAACACCTGCTGCATGCTCTCTTCAATGTCAGACATGCGTCCACTCAGTGTGGCGTTCAACACCATAGCTTTCTCCATGTCTAGCATGAAGCCATTGTCTTCCATGCCACGGCAGATCAAGGCTACCTCATGCTCAAGCTTAATGCTCTGTAAAGAAAACTCTTCCTTAATCAACACTGTTGATAGATGACTGTACAGTTTCTCAAGCAGCAACACATCCTGCTCACAGTAGGTAGCCATCTCTTGTGTCCATCCACCATCGAAGTCAGTGAAGCCTATCTTGTGGCTGCCTAAGCGATAGCCCCATGCCTCAAGACTATGTGGACTAGGGGCTTTGCCCTGCTCAGGAATAACAATGTCAATGTCGGGCTTGTACAGCCGTGACATCACCAGTGTATCCATCAGAGTGTTGTCAGGAATGCCAACACCCCACACCTTCTTAAGCACAGGTGCGTCAAAGCCAATGATGTTGTGGCCCACCACTTGCTCACCCTCTAAGTATTGCTGCAAGCTGTCGGCTTCCCGCCAGTGCCTCACCTCACCAGTGGTGCTGTGCTTAGTAACACACAACCATATGGTGTCATGTTTCAGGTTTGTCTCTATGTCTAAGAAGATCATCGTCCTTGTCCTTATCATTTTGTCGGAGGTTATCAACATTCTCCGACTGTTTGTAATCTTCTAATGAGTCTTTACCAAAGATGGCATTCCATCTAGTAGCCCACTCTTCATCAGCTATTGACTTGGGACGCTGAGCATGTCCCTTTCCTCCATCACTCATACCTTTGCCACACCAATACAGGTGTGTCCTTTCCTATGTATGCACCCTCAATGTTGAAGAGAATATATTCATTGGCTTCCTCTTCAGACATACCATCTCTGTCCACAAATACTTTGATCATTAGATCGGCATCGTAGACCAAGACCTCCACTCTCTCATTACCATTCCATACAGAAGCTTGTCCAATGATGGAATCATCAAGACCATCCCACTGTTTCATAGCATCATCCCTTCCATAGCATCATCAATCTCAAACATTCTGCCAGTGTCTTTGTTATAAAGCAAGCTGCAAGCAGGACCAGTCTGTCCACTGTATCTGTTCTTCAACACCCTCACCTTGGTGGTGTTACGCTCAATGGGATCATCAGCCTGACCATTCCTCTCAAGCGATACCACCATGTCACTAAGCTGTGCAATGGCTGCACTACCCCTTAGCTGAGCTAAGCTAGTGGCTGCACCTTCTTCATGTCCCTTGTCTGAGGGACGCTTGAGGTGGCTAACAATGATGAGAGCAATGTTAGTTTCCTGCACAAGCATGCGAAGCTTGGTCATGATTTCATCAATGGCCTTACGCTCATCACCATTGTCCTGACTGGACACGATGATGGATAAGTGGTCTAAGAATACATACTTACATCCCAATCCCTTAGCCATATACTTCACACGATTGACAATGTTCTCAATGGCTGTGCTACCAAAGTGGTCAAAGAAGTATAAGCGTCCAGTGCCTAGTGTCTTTTCAAATGCGTCCTTGCGTATGGCATCAGACACCATAGTTGTAGGTAGGTGCATAGGCAAGTCAGCAGCAAGGCTCATCATGGACAGGCTAGTCTTTCTCACACTCTCTTCCAAGAACATCAAGCCAATGTTGTCACTGCTGTTCTGCAGCAGATGCCAAACAATTTCCCTTAGGGTTTGACTCTTACCTAGTCCACTACCTGCTGTGAATGTGACTAGCTCACCTGCTCTGATGCCATAGGTAATGTCGTTCAGTCCCTTCCAAGGATAGAAACAGTCTGCTGCTTCCATTGGTTTAGATACAAGCTCCCACAATCCAGTACCGCTGACAATACCATCAGGTATGAATGGCTCTGCTGCCCACCAACGGGATACGAAAGCAGCTTCCTTGCTTTCAGCAAGCCACTCACATGCATCCTTGTATGAGGGATCAGGTTTAAATATCTTGCACTTACTGCCAAACAATTCAGCAACTTCCTTTGCTGCCTTCTGTCCTGCCTCATCACCATCAAAGCAAAGCACCACAGTTTCAAAGCTGTTGATGTATTCGTAGTTTGCTTTAGCGTCCTTCAATGCACTACCTGCACCTGTGCGTATAGACACAACAGGATACTTACTACCTGTCAATTGGTATGCAGCCAGTGCATCAAACTCACCTTCAGTGATGGTGAGATACTTGCCATTGGATGGGTACAGGTTTTGTCCAAACAGTGTTCCCTTACTCCACCCACCCACTGTCGTAAACTTCTTATCCTTCACCTCTCTACGTTTAGCTGCTACCAGTTGGGTGTTGCTGTCGTAATAAGGGAAGTAGTAATAGCCACCACTGCGAACAACACCATAGCGTTCCATTGTGGCTTTGTTGATGCGTCTGTCTGAAACAGACACACTAACACCTTCGTTGTAGTCTTTAAAGAAAGAGCTTGTGTCTTTCGTTTCTGTATCAACATCAATCACTTCAAGTCTTTCTTTGTTCATTGAGGGAATGTATGTATTACATACAAAACATTTGGTGGACATGTCATCGTTGATGGACAAGCCATCACTACTGCCACATGTCTCACAGGGTAGGTGTGTCTTTAGGAATGCCATAGCCTTTGTAGATAACTTTGTTGGTCTTGAGTACTTCAGCGTACCCCTCAAATAGCTTGCACATTCTAGCATCGTGCATAGCATGGAGTCCAATTAATAAATTGGATATCTCATCTTCATCAGGCTTCTTCTCTCTGTCTAACAACACCCACAACACAGAGTCAATGTCTTCTCTTGTCATCCAACCTGCTAGGATGAGGTCTTCTAGTTCATGCAGTTTCATTTTTTTCCTTAAGTTTGTTTTCAACTAAACTGATAAGCCAATGCTTATCACTTCCAGCTATAAAAGCCATCTTATTCTTTTCACTATCCGTCAGCCCTACCCATGTGCGCTGTGTTGCTTCTATCTCTTGACCAAGTCTTTGCACTTCAGTCATAGCTTGTTCCCGCAATGCCTCGTCTTTAGTCATTTCGCAGCCTCCATATACAAACCAACATTACCCAGTGCATAACCAACAAAGGCTATACCCAACCCAGTATTACCCTTGAGCAGCAGATCCACTGCCACCACTGTATAGACAACACCAACAACAGCGATAAGCCATGCACTCATTTGTCATCCTTCTTAAATACCTTAAATTCTTCAAGCACTCTCATAACTGCTTTAATAAGTTCCATGTCCTGAGATGGCTCAGGTAGATTGCTTTCCCACCGCAGTAAAAACTCAAGTTCTTCTGCAACCACAGCTTCAATTTCTTCTCTGTTTAATTCAGTCATATCAGTCCCATAGTCCTCTGTAATATTTACCAAACAACATGAAAGCTTTCTTCATCCTAGCTTCATGCACCTCTAAACCTGCATAGTCAATCTTAATCTTACCTATCTGTTCTTCTAGCCCTGCCTTCTTATCCACAGCAGAATGATCATAAAATTTATCAGTTGAATTTTCATCCACCATTTCACCGAATGCCCATATCATTTCATCTAGCACCCAGTCCCACCGCTTGAAGTGGTTGTCATCAATGTCCCAACTGTTTTCCTTGGGTAGGCATGAGTTGCTTTGCAAAGCTTTAGGAACATCTTTATCATCCACACAGGGACTACCATGCTGTGTTGCCTTAAGTTGCTTAAGCATTGGCAAGATGATAAGCGATAGTGTGTGATCCATAGCCCATGTGTCATACCTATCAAGCTTCACAATGACAGTGCGCTTCTTCTTAGTGTGCATCCACTGCAACACATTACCCACCCATGTTTCACTGAGCCACTCACCCCACTTCTCTGACCTCTCTTTACTAACTCCAACCTTGGTTGTTAGTGCAGCCAGTTGATATGGTCCAAGCCAATTAGGGTAACCCCCTATATAAACTTTCATACTAGTCCTCGCATTTCCTGTGTCACTGTTGCACTCCGCAAAGTGTTCTTGATGTATGGCGTTAGGCTTTGCGGAGTAGCATGACCTGACACCGACATGATGTTGGTGATGGGTACACCCACCTCAATCATCTCCGTAATGGCTGTCCTTCGCAAGTCCTGTAACACTAGGTCACTGGGCAAAGAAGCATCAGCTAAGATTTGTTTAGCCACCCTAGACAAGTTAAACAAACTGTAAGGTAGCAAGCCACCCTTCCTATCAGGAACATTGGATGGTGCAATGTATTGCTGCCAACCAAACTCAGCATGCTGTTGTCTCAGCATTGTTAGTAGTCCCTGACTTGTGGGGATAGTCACCCTAGACCTACGCTTGCTTTGTTCCAAGTGCAACACACCCTTCTCTAGGTCTACCTGATCCCATCTAAGCTTACGCATGTCACCCATACGCTGTCCATACTCATAGCCCATCTGCACAATGAGTCCTACATTACGCCACTTAAATGTGGAGTAGGCAGTGTTCATGAATGCTCTCACATCTTCCCTGCTCCACACAGTTCTGCGAGGCTTGTCTGCCCTTCGTAGCACCTTGCTGAATGGGTTGTGCTTGATGTAGCCATGACGGATAGCGAAGTTGAATAGCAATCGATACACTGCCAAGGTGTGGTTAGCTAGGCTAACACTGTGCTCAGCATGCTGTTCATATATCTTCTGACAATGCGGTGTGACTAAGTCACCTAGCTTACATTGATACAGCGTCACTCCATTGGCTCGGCTGTCCTGCCATCCCTGTAGGTAGTAGATGTAGTCACGCTGAGCCTTAACACTGAGCTTTGTGTAAGTGATGTTGTTCCTGTAAGCCTTGACTAAGTCAGCCACCTTCGTCTTCTCAGAGATATCTTTAAGATATCTAAGCTCTTTACGCCAGTTGTCTAGCATGGCATTTAGTTCTTCAGCTAAGGCAAAGGCTTTGTATTTGTCTTCACCAAGCACACGCCTAGCCACCACACCCGCATCCACTGCATCTTGTGGTGGGTTGTACCTGTACTTAGTAACACCTTCAGCAGCTTGTGCCAAGGTTACATAGCGAGGTAGAGTCATTGCTTTCTCGCCTCCATCATTAGGTCAGCCATCTTGTAAGCCCTTGCAGGGATCTCTTCTTGCTTTAAGACCCACGCAGGACCATGCATGGCTTCCATAACCTTAGCTGCAAAGTAGTCACGCAAGGTCATACCGAAGTTACCTTCGTCAGGGAAAGCGTATTGCATATTATTCTGTTCCATCTTTTCTTCCTTTATGTTTAGCATATGGTGCTAATGTTTTGTTACGATAGTCAATGCCTGAGAAGTTTGCATACTCAACTAATGATCTGCTGTTGCCTAGTCCATACACACCCAAGTCTTTGTTACGATGTAACAAGTTGGTCATGCGTTCTTTAGACTTATTGTCTAAGTGCCACCACCTCTGATTTCTTTTCTCATCTGCATCAGGTGACCAATGCACTTCTCTGTGTGATGTTACAGCATCACCTGTGTTGTACAAATGATAGACAGGTACATGTGTGGTGTGATAGATGTCCCATCCATGTGTGTAAGCTCTCACTGAAAGCGTCTGCTCTTCACCCTCAAAGTAAAGATGAGGATCATACGGAACTTCGTATACAAATCTACCTAAGGTAAAGATAAATCCTGCAGCTAAGTGATATCCATTGAGGGGCTTGTCACTATCCCTGCCAATAGCAGTGAAGGTTAAGATGGTGTCTTCATTCCTAAACTCACAATCATCATTGACAAAGTTGAACAACACTTGAGTTGTTGGCTCATCTAGTACAGGCACACCATCAACCATCTTGAATGGGTGTGGGTAGTTTGAGATAACAAACTTAGGGGATGTCTTTGAACACACCGAAGCTGCTTCAAGCAACACAGTGTCCCATCCCTGCTCAAACATTGTGTGTGAATCAACCTGCAAGAACCAAGTCTCTCCTGAGTACAGCGACATAGCCAGTGCTCTTGCCCAACATGCACCCCTAGAATCTTGCACATCAATACCTACATAGCGAACCTGTTCTTTGATGTCATCATACTTAAGACGATGCTCAACAAAGTTCTGTTCTACTATCCCAAAGAATAAATTGCTAGGGGTAGTGGCCTTAGCCAGTGCATCCCTAACAGTTTGCTCTAAGAGTTTGTCACAGTAGGAAGCTAAGCTCACGAAGATG